TGGGCTTGGGTGGCTTGAGATCATATGAGCGTGTTAAAGGCGTTGGTAAATAATGTACGCTGATATGCCAAGAGAAGATAAACATTTTGATAGAGACTTAATCAAGAAAAGGCTAATAGATTTTGAGGGCTTAGTGCTCAAGTCCTACACCTGCCCCACAGGATATACAAGTGTGGGCGTGGGTAGGAATCTTGAGACCAATGGCATCACAGAAGAAGAAGCCATGTATCTGCTTAACAATGACATCAGCACAGTCATCAAGAAATTAGACAAGCACTGGATAGCTTGGCGTAAGCTACCCATCACTGCTCAATACGTTTGCATAGATGTGGTTTTTAACATGGGTATTAATACTTGGATGAGCTTTAGAAAGACCAGAGCCTACATGGAAATGGGAGACTTTGAGAAGGCTGGAATCGAGTTGCTCGATAGCCAGTATGCAAAACAGGTTGGCAGAAGAGCAATCTTTAACTCGGAGCAATTAGCAAGCTGCCAAGAATAAGCTATGGCTAGTCCTAAATCTGTTGGGGATTTTGGCGAATATTTAGCAGCAGCTTACTTGTCTCTGGTTGATGAGATAACGACAGTCCTTGTTGTACCTCATGGGGCTTCAGCAGATATTATCTTTGAATACAAACTTGAGCTGTATCGTTGCCAAGTTAAAACTGCAACTAAGATAGAAAAGACTAGACAGAACTGGCGTTTTGATCTTAGACGTGGACTTCATGCTAAAAACAGAACTTATAAACGTAACAGCATTGATCTATTCGCTCTGGTATCTCTGGGGCATCAGAACGTGGTATTCATGCTGCCACAAACCAAAAACCAAATCACCATCTCTGATGAGCATATGAAAAACAACGATGCTCTGAAAAACCTGCAAAATATTATCTCTGAAATTAATTAAAATAATTTCTAATATTTGTATACATATATGAAAATATATGCATAATAATACTTAAGAAAACATTTTAAGGAGATAAAATGAGAAACCAAAAACTAATAAATAAAATTGAAAAAGCCATAGAGACTAGAATGGAAGCTAGGGGTTATGGCGATAACCCTGAAGAGCTTGTAGAGAAAAACAGTAGCTATATCTATTTGACTGCTCAAGAGCTCTTAACAGTTGTTAAAATGAAGCGATGCACTGGTGTTTCCTTAAGCACTTATTTGGGTGGTCATACTGAGCAAAGCATAGAGGAAGGTAAATGGTACACCCATGCAAATAGCTTTTGGGTTTCTTTAACCAAAAAACAAGCCAAAGAAGCAGTAAGCAAGTTAAGTGATTCTGATAAAATGATTAAGGTTTTATTTTCTGGTAATCATTGGGCTCACAACCCTGACACTAATAAATTCAGCATAGTGTTGTAACCAACCCCACCAGTAACAAGCTCCTTCATTGGGGCTTTTACTGGTAGAACTAACTCATTTTTTATAGGAGATAAAATGAACAGAACTGAAATAAAAAAAATAATTGCTGCTAAAAAAGCCAGCTTGCAAGGATTTAATATTAATATTTGCGAGCAGAAAAAACTTATAGAGCAGCAAAAAGCTTATTTAAAAAAGGCTGAAGAAAAACTAGAAGAATCTAAGCAGCAAAACATTCATATAGAAAATTCAATTATCTTGCATGAAAAAATGCTGCATGACGAATCTATGTGCAAGCGAGCTGTTACTTTGATGCTTAAAAAATATCCTGAGCTTGGCTTAGATGATGAGTCTGATGATGAGCATGGTGGTACATATCTTTGGCTCTACTGTAATTTGTTTGATGAGCGCAATGAAGAAGATGATCCATATTATGATTTTCATTACATGGATGATTGGGAAGAGTGCTTGGAGAGATGTGAAACTTATATTCAATTAATTGAAAGAAAAAGAGAGGTAGCGTAATGAGCAAGAAACTAATTACTAATGTAGGGGGCGTTAAGATTGTGGCTGACAGTCATAAGGAATTTATCGCTAAAATTAAGCTGGCATTAAAGTGCCAGCAGAACCATCGAATCTTCAAGCAAGAAGAATTCAGATTAACCAGAGGGGAGCAGAGATGAACATTACTCTAAATGAAATCAATGAAATTATTTATTATTATGAGCATGACCTAAAAAGACTTGAGCCTTTTAATAATATTGGTAGACCCTGTATTCCTTTTTCACATTATAAAATCATGATTAAAGCTTTAAGGGTAGCAAAAGAGGTTATTGAAAATGGTAGATAAGCTAACAAAAGAAGAGATCAAATCATTGCAAGACTTTGTTGTAAGTAAAATTAAATGGTCTCAATCTATGCAAAATCAAAGAGCTTACAAATCTAGACCTCCAATGACAAAGAAAGCTAAAGAGGTTTTTAAAAAACAGGAAGAATTTTTTAAAAATATTTTATCAAAATTTGAGGGGGCAGCATAATGGTAGGTAAGCTAACAAAAGACGATGAGCTATCAGCATCAACTGTGGCTAATGCAAGTGGCAAGGGCAAATACAAATCTAGGCAACGTCAGTTGCAAGAGCATATTAAAGCCAAGCATGGTGAAGATATTAGTTTTGACCAGAACACAGCAATGGAGCTAGGAGACTTCTTTGAGGAGCATATCATTAGGTATGCAGCTAAGAAGCTTGGGCTGACGGATGTGCAGACTGAGTTTCCAGAAGCTTTCACTCATCCGTTCTATCCAGTCAATTGTTCTTTAGATGGAACAGCAATGGCAGATAACTTAGAAATTAAAACTGACCCTGCTAAGGGCATTTATGTGGTGAGCAACAATGAATCTTAATGGCAAAGGTATTATCGAGTGCAAATTAACCAAAGACTATCCTAAGGACTACCCTGAAGATTGGCGTGGTTGGATTCAATTAAAAACTCAAGTTGAAATTACTGGTTGTTCTTGGGGTGTTCTGGTGGTCTTTAGTCATATTGCTAATGAAATCAGATACTTCTTCTATGAGCGTGATCCAGCCTTTAGTGAAGAGCTAAGAATACTGGCTGATGATTGGCAGAAGAGAGTTAAAACAGAAACCTACTTTGATCCTGAAACTTCTGATGATGCTTATGTCATGTTTAAAGATATCCCAGTGGCTGAAGATGTTTTGGAAATGGAAGAACACTTTACAGCTATGATTGCAAGGCATGAAAACATTGATGCTGAGATTAAAGAGCTTAAGGAAGAACAGGACTGCATACAAACTGCATTGATGGAAAAGATAGCCAATCACGAAAAAGCTGTTTGTGGCTCATACAGTCTTGACTGGGGCTACATTAATTATAAGGCTACACCTGAGAAGGTAACGCCTGCAAAAGAAGCCAGAAGCGTTAGACGTAAGATGGTGAGGATTAAGGATCGAGGGGCAGCAGACTTGAAGGGAGCGTTATAAGGAGAGTTTTGCCACTGCCCAAAAATATTATAGAATAAACATGGAGAGTTTAGATATGAAAACAGCAATAAAAAACAAAAGAAATAAGTTGACAGAACGAACAACTACCCAAGCTATTTGGGTGGACTCAGAGATACATCAGTTGCTTAAAGAGCATCAGGTAATGTCTAGGAGCTCAAGAAGTCTAGGTGAGTTGGCAGCCCATTACATCAAGCTAGGTATTTGTGATGCTAGGAGTAATGACAAATGACTCAGTACACTGATCTTATAAAGCTACAAGCTTTAAAGAATGATGTCTATGAGTGGGCTAAAAGAGTTAAGTCTCATTATATGCAAACTAGATATGGTGATGGCTTTTATGAGATTACCTATAACGATGATTCCAGAGAGGTCATGTACAACGATGGAACAGTTAAAACCACAGATTCACCCCATAACTTTGAGCAGCTTGTGAGATTGTACGAGCAAGATCATGGTGAGCAGTGGTAAATTCTAGAAACAAAGGTGCAGCTTTTGAACGTACTATCGTTAAGCTGATCAATGACTTCTGTGAGAAACGTGGATTTGATGAAACTGTTAAAAGGAATTTGGATCAATACCAGAATAAAGGCATGGCTGATATCTACTGGCGTAATTTTGCAATTGAGTGCAAGTGTTATGCAGGAAAAGGATCAACCTTTGCCCAAGAGAAATGGTGGGCTCAAGCCTGTGAAAGTGCTGGAGACACATTGATTCCAGTGTTGATTTATAAATACAATCGCAACAAAGCTAGGTATGTTATGCCAGCAGCGTTAATCTACAATAATTTTCATTACCACAATCAAGCTGTAATTGTGGGCTATGTTGATGACTTGTGTAATGACATTGATGTAATATTGGACAATGCACATAATATTTGATGACGATTTTGAAGAGTTTTGCTTTCGCAAGTATCAGAACTATCTGTTAGGAGCTGAAGCATTAGGGATCACCGATGTCGGTGATTTTTGGAGCTACAAGACTAGGAACATTGAAAGTCTTGAAGCAGAATATAACGAAGGTGCAGACAAAGTTTTGCACTGATTTAAAAGGAGCGTGCTATGGATTTTTTTGAAGAAAAATCTGGTGAAGGAAATGGGTCAAATTCTTATCTTAAGTTTTTGGCAAAAGAAAAGGCGTGGTATATAGGAGAAAATGTCTATGACATGGAATACATCCTACTAGACCCTGATACTATCCAGACTGGTCTGGGCAGATATTCAGGTGGCTATGAGTTTGAATTCTCTGATATACCATTTAGTAAAGTCGAAAACAAAGAAGGCTGGAAAAAGGCTTTTAGTGTTTGGGCTTTTACAAGCGATAAGCAAGTCGTGCAATGGGAACGTGCAGCATGGGGTGAGCTACAAGGCTTTAAATCCATGTGTGAGAAGTTCTGGATGCAAAAGGCAGCTAATGAAGGGCAATTGCCTTGCTTTAGATACTTAGGCTCAAGAGGTGTTAAATTCGATTCTGGTTTTTCCAGCGAAGTACCTGAGTTTGATTTTGTTGCTTGGAAACCAAGACCAGTGGAATTTGCAATTCCTGCTTGGGCAAATGATGAGGATGTGCCAGCACCTGTTGCTGAAAGTCCTGTTGAGAAAACAGTGGTAACTGACGATGACATCCCATTTTAATGACAAACGAGGATTGGGCATCAATAGCTAAAGCTGTTGGCTTAGAATTACTTGGCGAACCAAAGTCTGAAACATCGACTGAGGTTCGCTGGGGAACTCATAAGTCATGGGCTTTGAATGTCGAGAAAGGACAATTTTACAGCTTTGAACTTGACGAAGGTGGTGGTACTATGTGGCTACTCAAGCACTTCGATCAAGATATAAACGAAACACTTAAACGATTTGGTTTTGGCGATGAGGGAGCAATGTCTAACGACATTCATTTTATCTCCCCAAAAAAAGAAGCACCTTCATCGCCATCTTTAACCAGAGATCAATTTGTAGACCTTTGGTTACAGGCAAGCATCAAGCTTAAATACTCTGATGACTTTGCAGTGCTTAGATTCCCAGAGGGACATCCTAGAAGCAAAATCAAATATGCACCTTTTAGCAAACGTGGTGATCTTTGGTATATGAAACGCCCAGAGGGGCTTATGCCCTTGTATCTATCAGATAGAAGCGAAGATAAGCCTGTGCTACTTGTGGAAGGTGAAAAGGCAGCCATAGCAGCCGAGCAGATATATGCTGGGCAGGTTGCTTGCCATCATGGGGG